CTTTAGGGAATCAAACAGATTATTCTTTATATTCTGGGAAGCCTGTAAAGCAGATGTACGGTGTTACGGAATGTGTTATCTTAAAAACCGACGTTCAGGTTTCTCTTTCATGGCATCAGGCGAGACGGTTAATCAAGCAACAATATCCACAGATTCAAGATTTGGCATTTTATCAAAGTCCGGGCCAGACGCCAAAAAGATGTTTACTGATAAGGTCGTACCCATCTCAGTTAATTACCCCTTTTTCTTCAAGCCCATCCAGGACGGTATGGACAGGCCGAAGACAGAACTTGCGTACAGGGTACCAGCGTCCAAATTTACCAGAAAAAAGCTTGACACCAATGAGAAGCTACAGGAAATCACCGGTCTCGATACAACGATCGACTGGAAGAACACCGGGGACAACTCGTACGACGGTGAAAAATTAAAACTATTAGTCCACGATGAAAGTGGTAAATGGGAAAGACCTACAAATATATTAAATAACTGGAGAGTTACAAAAACTTGTTTAAGGTTAGGTTCAAAAATTATAGGTAAGTGTATGATGGGTAGTACATCAAATGCTTTAGACAAAGGTGGTGAGAACTTTAAAAAACTATACTATGACTCCGACGCAACAAAAAGAAATGCAAATGGACAGACTCGTTCGGGACTCTATAGCTTGTTCATTCCTATGGAATGGAACTACGAAGGCTACATTGATTCTTATGGATTTCCTGTATTTGAAACGCCAAAAAAACCAGCTGAAGGACCTGATGGATCGCCTATAAAGCAAGGTGTAATTGAATACTGGACAAATGAAGTTGAAGGATTAAAAGGAGATCAAGATGGTTTAAATGAATACTATCGTCAATTTCCGAGAACAGAACAACACGCTTTTAGAGATGAAGCAAAACAATCTTTGTTTAATTTAACGAAGATATATGAACAAATAGATTATAATGAAGACCTTAGAAATACATCGATAATAACCACTGGAAGTTTTATGTGGGAAAACGGTATAAAAGATACTAAGGTAATATTTGTACCAAATAAAAACGGTAGGTTCAACGTTAGTTGGGTACCACCTGTGCAAATGCAAAATAGAGTTATAACAAAAGGTAATACAAAATATCCAGGTAACGAACACTGTGGCGCTTTTGGCTGTGACAGTTATGATATATCAGGTACGGTTGATAAAAGAGGTTCTAACGGAGCTTTACACGGTTTAACTAAGTTTAGTATGGAGGATGTTCCACCTAACAGATTCTTTTTAGAATATATAGCTAGACCACAAACTGCTGAGATATTTTTTGAAGATGTATTAATGGCTTGCATATTTTATGGTATGCCAATACTTGCTGAAAATAACAAACCTAGATTACTGTATCATTTCAAAAGAAGAGGCTATAGAGGCTTTTCAATGAATAGACCCGACAAAAGATTAAACAAATTATCTGTAACTGAAAGAGAGATAGGCGGTATACCAAACTCCAGTGAAGATATAAAGCAAGCACACGCTGCGGCTATAGAATCATATATAGAAACTTGTGTTGGACGAACAGAAGCTGGTTATGGAGATATGTACTTTCAAAGAACATTAGAAGACTGGGGTAAATTCAATATAAACAATAGAACAAAGCATGATGCTTCTATAAGTTCTGGTTTAGCAATAATGGCTTGTAACAAAAACCTATATTCACCAGTTAGTCCAGTGCAAAAAAAGGTTTACGATTTAGGAATTAAAAGATATGACAATAGAGGTTCTACGTCTAAAATATTAAGATAAATGAAAATACAAACAAATACCGATAGTTCTTTCCCTAACCAGGTTGTTAGCGACGAAGTAAAAGCTAGTTATGATTACGGCTTACAAGTCTCTAGAGCTATTGAACAAGAATGGTTCAATCAAGGAAGAGGTAACGGTAATAGATACTTAAACAATTGGAATAGTTTTCACTCACTACGTTTATACGCTAGAGGTGAGCAATCAATACAAAAGTATAAAGATGAATTATCTATAAACGGTGATTTATCTTATCTTAATTTAGATTGGAAACCAATACCGGTTATATCAAAATTTGTTGATATCGTTGTAAACGGTATGTCAAATAAGTCATACGATATAAATGCTTTTGCTCAAGATCCATTTTCTGTAAAAAGCAGAACTGATTACGCAGCGGCTGTTGAAAAAGATATGAATACCAAAAAAGCTTTGTTAAACATAAAGCAAAACTTAGGTATGGACTTTTCAACAACAGGCGATTTAGAAAGTCTACCTGAAAATAGAGAAGAGTTAGATATACATTTACAAATGACTCCTAAGCAGAATGTAGAAATTGCAGAAGAGGAGGTTATAAATAATGTATTAGCTTTTAATAAGTATGAGCAAACAAAAAAACGGTTAGCTCATGATTTAACTACTATAGGTATCGGAGCTGTTAAAACATCGTTTAACAAAGCAGAAGGTATAGTTACTGATTATGTTGATCCAGCTAATATGATTTATTCATATACAGAGGATCCAAACTTTGAGGATATATATTATGTAGGTGAAGTTAAATCAATTTCTTTAGCAGAGCTTAAAAAGCAGTTTCCAAATTTATCACCAGCTGAATTAGAAAAAATACAGGATATGCCTGGCAATTCGCAGTATGTAACTAACTGGGGTAATTATGATGAAAATACAATACAAGTATTGTATTTTGAGTACAAAACGTATTCAGACCAAGTATTTAAAATAAAGAAAACAGATCAAGGATTAGAAAAAACATTAGAAAAGCCTGACACGTTTAATCCTCCAGCTAATGATAACTTTGAAAGAATATCTAGAACAATAGAAGTTTTATATACTGGAGCTAAAGTGTTAGGTACAAATATAATGCTAGAGTGGAAGTTGGCTGAGAATATGACTAGACCAACAGCTGATACTACAAAGGTAATGATGAATTACTGTATATCTGCACCTAGGATGTATAAAGGACGTATAGAGTCTATAGTTAGTAAAATTACTAGCTTTGCTGATATGATCCAAATAACACATCTTAAATTACAACAAGTGATGTCTAGAATAGTACCAGATGGTGTATTCTTAGATATGGATGGGTTAGCAGAAGTTGATTTAGGCAACGGTACAACGTACAATCCAGCTGAAGCATTGAACATGTACTTTCAAACAGGTTCTGTTGTAGGTAGATCACTTACGCAAGACGGTGAATTAAATAGAGGTAAAGTGCCTGTACAGGAATTATCATCTTCAAGTGGTCAAGCAAAAATACAAAGTCTAATTGGTACATACCAGTATTATTTACAAATGATAAGAGATGTAACCGGATTAAATGAAGCAAGAGACGGTAGTACACCGGCTAAAGATTCACTTGTAGGTTTACAAAAGATGGCTGCTAACGCTTCTAACATTGCAACTAAACACGTGTTAGACTCTTTATTATACTTAACAGTTAGAACTTGCGAGAATATAAGTTTGAAAGTAGCTGATGTTATTGAAAATCCTTTAACAGAAAATGCTTTAACAAATGCTATAAGCACGTTCAATACAAAAACTCTTGAAGAGTTGATGAACTTACAGCTACATGACTTTGGTATTTACTTAGAGCTAGAACCTGAAGAGGAAGAAAAAGCTTTGTTAGAGCAGAACATACAAGTAGCTTTACAAACACAAGCAATAGCTTTATCCGACGCTATCGATATTAGACAAATAAAAAACATAAAGTTAGCCAATCAATTCTTAAAGCTTAGACAGACTCAGAAAATAAAAAGAGAGCAAGAACAACAACAAGCTAATATTCAAGCACAGGCCCAAGCAAATGCTGAAGCGTCTGAAAAAGCAGCAATGGCTGAAGTACAGAAACAACAAGCACTCACTCAGGAAAAAGTAAGTATAGAACAAGCTAAGTCGCAGTTTGAAATACAAAGAATGCAAACTGAAGCTCAAATAAAAAGAGAGTTAATGGCTGAGGAATTTAACTTCAATATGCAGCTAGCTCAAGTAAGAGCAAACGCAGAAGGAGCTAAAGAGAAAGAAATTGAAGATAGAAAAGATAAAAGAATAAAAATGCAGGGATCCCAACAGTCTGAGTTGATACAACAAAGACAAACAGAAGGGTTGCCTAAAAACTTTGAATCATCAGGTAATGATGTGTTAGGTGGATTTGGAATAGAAGAGTTCGGCCCTAGCTAATAAACAATTATTTAATTATATTATATTATGTCAGAAGTAAAACAAGAAGGGGATTTTAAAATCAAATCCAAGAAAACAAGTCCTAAGCAATTAGGCAATCAATCTAACGAGCCTATAAAGGTTAACATAGATGAAGTAAAAGAACCAGTAGCTGAAGAAGTCGCTAAGGTAGTAATACCAGAAGTTGAAGAAAGTGGAGTTGGAGAGCCTGTGGTGGTTGTTAATGATACACCAGATGATACTGTAAAAGATGGTATTATAGAAATTGTGGATGAAGAAGTTCAAGATGAAGTAGAGGTTTTAGAAGAACAATTTGATAACGCTTTAACTAACAACGAAGAAACAGGTGCTAAATTACCAGAAAACATTGAAAAGCTAGTTTCTTTTATGGAAGAAACCGGTGGATCATTAGAAGACTATGTTAGGTTGAATGCAGACTACTCAAGTGTTGATGATAAAACACTATTAAAAGAATATTACAAACAAACAAAACCTTATTTAGAATCAGATGACGTTAGCCTACTATTAGAAGACTACGACTATGACGAAGACTTAGATGAGGAAAGAGATATACGCAAAAAGAAAATTGCGTTTAAAGAAGAAGTTGCAAAAGCAAAAGGCTTTTTGGAAAATACCAAGAGTAAATATTACGACGAAATCAAGTTGAGACCCGGCGTTACTCAGGAACAACAAAAAGCAATGGAGTTTTTCAACCGATATCAAGAAGATCAGAAGATAGCTGAGCAACAGCATTCGGACTTTAAATCAAAAACAAATGATTACTTTACTAATGAATTCAAAGGTTTTGACTTCAATGTAGGTGAAAAGAAGTTTAGATATGGTTTACAAGATCCTAATAAAGTTGCAGAGAACCAATCAAGTATTAACAATTTCGTAGGAAAGTTTCTTGACGAAAGCGGTAATATAAAAGACACGAAAGGTTATCACAAAGCTATTTACATTGCTTCAAATGCTGACAAGATTATTAATCATTTTTACGAACAAGGAAGAACAGACGCTACTAAAGAAATAGTTAACAAGTCTAAAAATCCTAGCACAGAGCCAAGGCAAACTGGCTCAGGTGAATTCGTAAACGGAATAAAAATTAAGTCAATAACAGGCCCTGATTCTTCTAAACTTAGAATTAAAACAAAAAAATTTAACTAAAAAATTAAAAGATTATGGCAAATGTAAGCCCGGTGTTTGGAAGTTTAGTTCCAACGCCAAAAAAACAAGCCTTAGAAGGCAATTATTTAAACTTTACTGATGGAACGAGTGACTTCGCGCAACAGTACTTACCGGAAATCTATGAAGCTGAAGTAGAGCGTTATGGAAATAGAACCTTAGGTGGTTTCTTAAGAATGGTAGGAGCTGAAATGCCAATGACTTCTGACCAAGTAGTATGGTCTGAACAAAATAGATTACACATTTCTTACGAGAATGTAATAGCAACTGTAGCTGGAGTCAGTCCTGCAAAAGTGTCTACTTTAACTATACCTGTAGGAACTGGTATTGAGAACGTTGTATCTCCTGGTTCTACAATTGTAGTGATGAATCCAGCAAATGGAGCAGAATTAAACTGTTACGTTGTTGCTTCTGGAGCTACCCCTGGTAGTGCTTTAGGCGCTGGTGTATTAACTGTTGCTCCTTATACTCAAGAAGCATTAGATCAAAACGTAGGAAGCGATGTTGATTTAGTAACCGGTGGACCAAACCTTAAAATCTTTGTATATGGATCTGAGTATGGAAAAGGAACTGGAGATGCTAACAGAATTTCTGTAACACCTTCTTTCACTCAATACTCTAACTCTCCTATTATCATTAAAGATAAGTATGCAATCAATGGATCTGACACTGCTCAGATTGGATGGGTTGAAGTAGCTACTGAGTCTGGTCAAGGAGGTTTCTTATGGTACTTAAAAGCTGAATCTGAAACAAGATTACGTTTTGAAGATTACTTAGAAATGTCTATGGTAGAAGGTGAATTAAAATCTGGAAGTTCAACTACAACTGCTAGAGGTACTGAAGGTCTTTTCGCTGCTGTTAAAAGCCGTGGAAATGTATTAGTAGACTTTACTGCAACAACTGGTTTAACTCAGTTTGATTCAATTCTTAAAAACTTAGATACTCAAGGAGCAATCGAAGAAAACATGTTATTCTTAAACAGAGAAACTTCTCTAGATTTTGACGATATGTTAGCTGGTGTAGGGCAAACGGCTGGAGCTGGTGCTTACTACGGTGGTGGTAGTTCTTTTGGTGTATTTGAAAATTCTGAAGAAATGGCATTAAACTTAGGTTTTTCTGGATTCAGAAGAGGTTCTTATGACTTCTACAAAACTGACTGGAAATACTTAAACGACGCTTCTACTCGTGGAGGTGTTGCTGATTCTGGAATCGAAGGAGTATTAGTACCTGCTGGAACTTCTACAGTTTACGATCAAATATTAGGAACTAACATCAGAAGACCTTTCTTACACGTAAGATATAGAGCTTCTCAAGCTGATGATAGAAGAATGAAAAACTGGATCACTGGATCTGTAGGTGGCGCAGCTACTTCTGATTTAGATGCTATGGAAGTTCACTTCTTATCTGAAAGATGTTTAGTGACTCAAGCGGCTAACAACTTTGTGTTATTCACAGACTAGTACCGATTAAATTAATGTAGTAGTTACCCTTGTTGAACTGACAGGGGTAATTATTACTCTTATTAAAAATTTTATTATATTATATTATGGCAGCAAATGCAAAAAAGCCTACAGCTAAAAAGCCTGTAGCAAATAAAGAAGTAGTACAAGAGCAAGAAGTAATGACTGCTCCAAAGAAACAAGAACCAGCAAAACCAAGTTGGGAAATAAAAGATAGAATGTATATAGTTATAGGTCAAGCACCATTAACATTAACAATTTCATCAAAACACACATCAAGACACCCTTTATTATATTTTGATAAAGAAAAAGGTCTTCAAAGAGAACTTAGATACGCAACAAATCAAAATTCTCCTTTCATAGATGAGCAGAACGGTCAAGCAACATTAGGACATATAATGTTTAAAGACGGTGCTTTATATGTTAAAAAAGAACAACAAAATTTACAAAAATTACTATCTTTGTATCATCCTTTATTAGGCAATAAATACTACGAACACAATCCGGTAGCTATAGCTGAAGATGAATTAGAAGATTTAGAAGTTCAAATAGATGCAATGATGGCAGCTAGAACAATGGATGTTGACGACGCTGAAGCTATACTTCGTGTTGAATTAGGGTCTAAAGTTTCGAGCATGACAACTAAAGAATTAAAGAGAGATCTTTTATTATTTGCAAAGAGAAATCCAGATTTATTTATGGAGTTAGCAAATGATGATAATGTACAATTAAGGAATATAGCTATAAAAGCTTCTGAAATGGGTATTATCAAGTTATCACAAGATCAAAGAACATTTACTTGGGGATCAAACGGTAGAAAATTAATGACTGTACCTTTTGATGAAAACCCATACTCTGCAATGGCAGCTTACTTTAAAACCGACGAGGGTGTAGAAGTTTATAGGTCAGTAGAGAAAAACTTAGAATAACATGTAATATTAATATTAGCTGGTCACCTTGGGTGGCTGGCTGGTATTATAATAAAAAAATAAATAATGGCTATAAATGTAGATTTAGTTTATAAAACTGTCTTATTAATACTTAACCAACAACAAAGAGGTTATATAACCCCAGACGAGTTTAATAAAGTAGGTAATCAAGTTCAGCAAGGTATATTTGAAAAATATATGAGCGACTTGAATCAACAGCTGCGTATACCTGAAAATGATAACGAGTATGCAAACAGAGTTAAAAACCTAGAAGAAAAAATAGATATATTTAAAACTATAGCCACACCTACATTTTCAACAGATCACTTCACAACTGCTTCATTGCCAAACTTTTATAGGCTAGGTACCGTTATATACAACGATACTATTGAAGCTCAAATGGTAGAAAGAAACGAATGGTACAAAATAAAGAGAGCACCATTACTTGCGCCAACTAAAAAACAACCTGTATTTTTATACGAAGACACTAAGATAAGTGTATATCCAACAAGTATAACATCTGATATTCAAGTATCTTACTTGAAACAACCTGCAATGATAAATTGGGGATATTCAGTTGGTAGCTTAGGACAATATATTTATGATGCTAGCTCTTCAGTAAACTTTGAATTACATCCATCTGAACAAGTTGATGTTGTTACAGGTATATTATTATACTCAGGAGTCATAATACAAGACCCTACCATCATACAAGTAGCGGCGCAAAAAATACAACAAGAAGACATAAACGAAAAATCTTAATAATACATGGGCTTAATTACAGAAAATAATCAGCAATACTACGCAGGTGTACAAAAGTTTTTATCTGCAGCCGGTACTGGGCAAGCCTTTACAACTACTTTTGATACAGATTTAATACTTGGTAGTTATGATCCTCTTCAACCAAACTACGCTTTAAACAACTTTAAGTTATACACCGCTAATGCTGGTGTTTTAACATATACAGAATACACGTCAGCATATACAGTTAGTGGTAACACAATTACATTTACAGGTAACTTAGCAGCTAACACAAGTATAGTTGTTCAATTAAAAATATTAAGTGGTGGTGAATACGGAAACAGAGATGCTTATGGTAACACTGTTGAAGAAAACTATGGAAGTTATAGTTATATATCATTAGAAGATGTAATAAACAATTTTCAAATAGCTTATGTTGGAACAGGTAAATTAATACCTAGCTGTAAAAGAACAGATATTATATTTCACGCGAAACGTGGAATGCAAGAGTTTAGCTATGATACGTTAAAAAGTATCAAGTCACAGGAATTAAGTATACCCCCTGAATTAAGTGTAGTGATACCTCAAGACTACGTAAACTACACTAAAGTATCTTGGATAGATAAATTAGGTGTAAAAAGACCTATATATCCCGCAAACAATTTAACTACAAACCCGTTTGAAAACCCTGTACAAGATTCAAAAGGTGTACCGACACAAGACAATTTTGGAAACAATATCGAAGGAACATCGATAACAGAAGAAAGATGGCGAACAGCAGAAGACACTTTAATAAATCAAGGTGATTTAGAAGATCTATACAATGAAGGTTATGACAGTTGGGGTTGGGATGAACAGCTTTTAGGTCAGAACTACGGAATAGACCCTCAGTATGCTCAAGTAAACGGATGGTTTACTATAAACAATAGGGAAGGAAAAATGTCTTTTTCGAGTAACTTAGCGGGATCATTAATAGTTTTAGAGTATATTTCTGACGGATTAGCTTCTGATATGGACACTAAAGTTCCTAAGTTAGCAGAAGAGGCTCTATATGCTCATATAAGCCACGCTATCGTAGCTTCTAGAATAAACCAACCTGAATATATAGTTAGAAGATTAAAGCAAGAGAGAAGCGCTAAATTAAGAAACGCTAAATTAAGATTATCAAATATAAAACTTGATGAAATAGTTCAAGTAATGAGAGGTAAATCTAAATGGATAAAACACTAGAATTAAATGGCTGAAATTAAAAATACATTTCTCAAAGGCAAGATGAATCAAGATCTTGATCCTCGTATAATACCTAATGGTGAATATAGAGAGGCTAGAAACTTATCAATAAGTAGATCAGAAAGTTCTACTGTAGGTGAGTTTGAAAATGTACTAGGTAATACAGCTATATCTACTATAAATGCCTCAGCTCAAACAGAGATAATTGGGTACTTTATAGATAACAACTCTAATACAGCTTATTTATTTGCTACTGATTGGGACGCTGTTGACGGAACTATAGCTCCTAGTAGTGCTGAATGTTATATAGTCAGCGTAGATTTAAGCGCTGTAAACCCGCCTACTGTACTTGTTGAGGGTTATTTTTTAAACTTTAATAAATCCTTCCCATTTTTTGGAATAAACTTAGTAGAGAACTTATTGTTTTTTACAGATAATTTAAACCAGCCTAGAAAAATAAACGTAATAAATGCGTTGACTTCTGGTTATTACACAAATGAAGATCAAATATCTGTAGCTAAGTTTGCGCCTTGGGAGCCAATACTAGTTATGGATAGAAATACTACTACTATAACAGGAGCTAGTAGTGGGTCAAGTGTAATTACACCTGCTAGTATTACAGGAATTAAAGTTGGTGATATTGTAACGGATAATAATAAAGTAGACAGTCAAAATATAAGTGATCTTGTTGTGGTTATAGGTATAACTGCAACTTCTACGTTATTACTTTCTTCAAGTATTACAGTGCCAGACGGAACCTATATAGACTTCAGTAGACCTACTATGACTAACGCTAAAGATGTTAACATGTCTAATAAGTCTAGTGGAAGCATTCAAACTATAACTGGAACAGGTACTGATAGGTTGTATACCATACCCGCTTTTAGCGGTGGCCCAAGTGGTGATCAATTTTTATATGACGGAGAAAACGGTATACCTCGACTAGGTGATTTAGTTACCGGTACAGGTGTTCCAGCTAACACAACAGTTGTTGAGGTTCAGGTTATTGATTCCACAGCAGCAGGTCCTCCTGTCTCAATTACTCAAGAAATAATAGTAAAGCTAAGTAAGGAAACTACTTTGATTGTTGGTGACAATATATTGATAGGAGCAAACCCTAATTATGACTCTTCTTGGAAAGGTGATGAAAAGTTTTTAGAAGATAAATTTATAAGATTTAGTTATAGATTTAAATTTGAAGACAACGAATATTCATTAATGGCTCCATGGAGTCAAATAATGTTTATACCTAAACAATATAGTCAGTTTGGAGGAGGTTTAGTATCTCCTGATGAAGATATGAATGACGCTTATAAATCAACAATAGTTTCTTGGTTTGAAAACAATATAAACAATATATTGTTAAAAATACCAATGGAAAAAGATAGTGGTTTAAACATGTTTAGTTTAATGAAAATAACTAACGTGGATATTCTTTACAAAGAATCCGACGCTTTAGCTGTTAAAGTATTAGAGACTATACCCGTAAATAATAAAACTTTTAGTAGTATTTCTTTTAATGACCCAATACACGGTAATGGTGACAAGCACTTTTTAGACTATAGCTATTCCTCCACTAAACCATATAAAACTTTACCCAACAACCAAGTCACTAGAGTGTCAGATAAAGTACCTGTTAGAGCTTTAGCTCAGGAAGTTATAGGTAATAGAGTTGTTTACGGTAATTATAGGGATAGACATACAGCGCCTTCTTCAATACAGTTTAGAGCAATAATTGGTGATAAGTCTAAAAGCTTTGATAACTATACTCAATACCCTTTTCATCAATTAAAACAAAATAGAACATATCAAGTAGGATTTGTTTTATCTGATAGATACGGTAGACAATCCGACGTTATACTTTCATCGTATGATGGTGATTCAGATATAGCAGGATCAACTGTATTTAATGCTTACAACACACCTACAGATCAAGATTCATCTAGCCCGTTAACCGATTGGCTAGGGGATTCACTAAAAGTTCAATTAGATTCAGCTATAAACTCAACAAAAAACTTAACAACAGGTACACCTGGTTTATACAACGCTGTCACAAATCCTCTTGGTTGGTTTTCTTATAAGGTAGTAGTGAAACAACAAGAGCAAGAATACTACAACGTGTACTTACCTGGGTTTGTGAACGGTTATCCAGTTATTGGAGGTGCTTCTGAAAGAAACAAAAGTTTTTTTACAACTACTCTGGGTGATAATATAAATAAAATACCTAGAGATTTATCAGAGGTGGGCCCTACGGATAAAGACTATACAAGCAGTGAATTATTATCAGTAAGAGTAAATAACAAACTTATAGATAATAATGTAGTATCACCAAAAAACCCTTTTCCTAGCAACATACCTTGGAATGCTCAATACTTTCCAGGAAATTCTTCTCAAGAAGTTATACAGATAGCCACTGTTAGAGATATGGAAATACAATCTATACCTTTCAAGCCAAGTGTTCCGAGTGGAGAGTATGGTGAATCTGCTGTACTACAAACATACGTATACAATACTCCTGGAGATGCCACTAGCGGTATAAGTACTGTTAATGAAGTACCAGAACCAACAGGTAGAATACCTTGGGGTACTACTCCTGCAAATGCCCCTTTATACAATGCAGATACAAATCCATTTGTAATAAAGTGTAATCAATCAGATCAAGTAAGAAATCCAATAGGTGCTTACGTAACAACTTTTGAAACTACAACAACACCGCCAGGTACAGTGCAGGAAGTGTATAGCATGGTTCCTTTTTTGTCAGTGGCAGAAACGCAACCAGTTTATTCGTTGTTAGATATATATTGGGAAACATCACTATCAGGCGAACTATCTGTAATTAATAGTTTGATAGATAGCCAATACGCTGGTGTTATTGGAGCTGACTTTGTTACTGCTTCTTTTCCAGAGAGTGCTAGTCCTGGTGATGTTATTGGAAATCCTTTTAATTTTCAAACAGGAGGTGGAACAGATATAACTACTGGTTTAGTAATTAATAGTATAAGTGTTATTGATCAAACTAGCTCTACTCCATTACCATCAGGAACATTTGTGTTAGAGCAATCTTCAGGAGGAGCTACTACTTGGGAAATAAAAACAGGTGCGAACCAGTATTTTTTCTACAATACAAACGTAGCAGCAACACCATCAACAGGTGTTTATACAATGACGGCTAATGTCACGTATAATGGAGAGACTGATGATATAATTCTAAATCCATTCTCTTTATCAAACGTTCAGCCAGTTATTACTGGTAATCCAGAAATACAGTTAACAGGTATAACAACAGGTACTACAACGATACATTCATTTTCAGCTGTAAACGGTAGCAATCCAACTGGAGGAAATAGCACTGACCAAATAGTATGGTCACTAGATCCTAACGCTTCTAATTACAGTACTGTTAATAATCAATTCGAAATTAATTCATCAACAGGTGTTTTAACCGTCAAGTCATCATACAATTTAGTTGATAGTCAGAGCTACGATGTAGGTGTATTAGCTACTGATGTCAATGGTAACGGATTAAGTGGAGAATGTAGAGTTACTTTCACAGCGGGAACTCAAAGAGTAAATAGAGCTCTTTGCTTAGGTTGGCAAGGAAGTTTACCATCAACGGGATGTGGCGATGCTTTACAGGTGCAGTTTTTAGATAGCAGCACAACTACACCTACATTTGGAAACACTACAGTTACAGGAGGAGGATCAACAGTTGTTTACGGAGCAATACCAGTTCAAGACACTTACAACGTGGCAAATAAAGCTACTACAGAGTTTTTCACCCCAACTACTGGTAAATTAGAGCAGGGAACTTTGTATATCGAAGCGTCGTTTACAAACAACGGAGCTTCAGTTGGTAGTGATTTTACTACAAAGTATACAGTGCAAGTTAAACCTGATTCAGGCGGTGGATGGCAGCAAGCTACAGACACAACGACTAACACGTTTATATATAATGTTACTCTTAACGTAGGTACAAATGGAACAACCACCGGAACTAAACACACATTTACACAACCAGGTGAATATAGAGTGTTGACATTACCAATAACAAGTGAGGCTTGTGGAACGGCTGGAGAAGGCACTACAGAATTAATATTTAACTTTGGAGATGATAATTTTACTGATTGCCAAAATTCACCAGCGTAATAAGCGATAAAAACAAGTAATAGATAAAGTATGCCAATAACAATAGAAGTAGGATATTTTAACTCATTTTATATGAAGAGATTAGCTGGTCTACCTAAAGGAGATGGAACAACTAATACTACATACACTGCACCTACACAACCAGTTGTACATGAGGATTGGTATATCGAGGAATCAAGAATACGAGGAGGTTATAATAATACTTCTGTAGATTTAGGTGTAAAAGCTTATATAGTAGAAGAGAACGATAGTCAACAACATAGATCAAATTCATTGATCTATTCAGGCATTTTAAACTCTAGAACTGGCGTAAACCAATCAAATCAATTTAGCGTTGCTGAAGAAATAACTAGAAGCGTTGATCCTATAGCTGGTAGTATACAAAAACTATACGCAGAAGATACTAACTTAATAATATTTCAAGAAGATAAAGTAAATAGAGCTTTAATAGACAAAGACGCTATATACTCAGCTGAAGGTGGAGCTATAACAACATCTGCTAATTTAGTTATAGGTCAAATAGTACCTTACGCTGGTGAATATGGTATATCTACAAACCCTGAATCATTTGCTGTTTATGGGTATCAAAAGTATTTTACAGATAGAAACAGAAATGCTGTTCTTAGATTATCTATGGACGGTATAACTGAAATATCAAGTTATGGCATGGTTGACTTTTTTAGAGATAAATTAGCTGCCGTAAATAGTACAGGAAAAATAATAGGTGCTTACGATATACATAATAAAAACTACGTAATATCCTTACAACAATCTGATAACAATTACAATACTCTAAGTTTTGAGGAAGCAACGAACGGTTGGGTTAGTTTTTATGACTATAAGCCTAGCTTTGGATTCAGCTCTCAAGGCAGCTTCTTTACTACAAATGGCAAAACAGTATGGAAACATTATTCAGACAATGTTGATAGAGGTAATTTTTATGGAGAAGACAACTCTTCTTCTGTTAAATTAATCATCAATCCAGACCCTACTAGAGTTAAAACGTTTAAAACCATAAGCTATGAGGGTAGTAATGGTTGGGAAGTAACATCTTTAATTTCGGACAACACTGGGGCTGATGAGTTAAACGGCAATTGGACTAATAATGTTAATCAAGCAACAGTAGATGTTACTACTCCAGCTACTCCTAATACTTATACTAAAATATGGAGTTATAATGAGGGGTTGTACGTTCAAAACAACATAAAGTACAGAGCTGGTTTTGATAGAAAGCAGAACAACTATGTAGCAGCTATAAAGAACAATTCGCCTACGCCTATAGCCGGTCAAGTAATAATGGGACCTAGTAGTACAGGTATAAAAGCTTACTATGCTACAGTAACTATGAAAACAGATGCTACAACAGATCCTGGTGGATTAAAAGAATTATTTGCAGTCGGTGCAACTTATGGAAGATAAAAAACAAATAACATGATAGAATTTTTAGAAATATTTTTCTTTGGACAAGATAATGTTCAAATGGCTATAGCTCCTGTAGTTGGTGCTGCTTTAATATCTGGCGGTATTCAAATAATAGGGTCTATATTTGGAAGTGGTAGAAGAAGAAGGGCTGAAAGACAGGCTCAACAAGAGCAAGCTAGGCTACAAAGAAAACTAAGTACGTTAGAAGCTAGTAGACAACAGATAACAAATCCATATTCAGGTGTAAGGGATTTAAGCGGTTTAGCTCAAGATCTTAGCTCATCACTTTCTAACCCGTATGCTAATTTAAGTGTAGCTACTCAAGCAGCGGAAATACAAATGGAACAAGCAGACATATCATTAGCAAATACTTTAGATACTATAAGATCTACAGGCGCTGGAGCTGGCGGTGCAACTGCTTTAGCTCAAGCAGCCTTGCAAAGTAAAAAAGGTGTATCAGCTAGTATAGAACAACAAGAAGCAAATAATGAAAGGTTAAGAGCGCAAGGAGAGCAACAACTAGATAGAATGAGAATGCAAGAAGCTGCAAGAGTTCAAGGTATTCAAATAGGTGAAGGCGGAAGAGTGCAGGGGTTAGAAGCAGCTGGAAAACAATTTATGTTTGGTGCCCAAGAAGCCAGAGAAATGCAGCAACTAGACAGAGTATCAGCACAATTAAGTGGTGCTCAAGGTAGAGCTATGCAAGCGTCTGCTGATAGAAGAGCAAACCAAGCTGGACTTATGGGAGGTTTAGCTTCTATTGGAGGAAACTTATTAACTGGATTAGCTTCTCAGCAAGCAAATGCTTATACTGAATCTAGAGATATGGTTGTCGCAACAGAATTACCAGATGCGATAGAAACAGGCACGCCTAGCATAGACACTAGCTACAGACCTTCATGGACTAGGAACTAAAAAAATATAAGATGAGTTATAGAAATCCAACACAATATATAGACAGACAATCTGGACAGATTGAACAAAACTTGCAAAAAACTTTAGCAGGTATAGGGACAGGTGTTGTCGCCAGTATAAACAAAATACATGCTGATAATGCGGCTAAGACGGCTGCTATTAGAGCTGAAGCTGACAAAAGAGTTGCTGACGCCCAAAACTCTATAATGCAAACGCAATCTAAAAATCCTACCGCAGATTTTGGAGACCTAGATTCGCAACTTGACTTAATGAATAAATTGTTAATGAAAGATCCAGCTAAAAGAACCGCTGAAGAAAAAACATTCATCAACAGTATGGAAAACATAGGAGATAACATGGCTAACATGTTAAAGAATACCGCTATGTCTCAAGAAGCTATGATGGAGCAGGTTAATAAAATACCTGGTACTATGGGAGCTATTGATCCTAAAGCTAATCCAGAGCAATATGCAAAGCTTTCAGTATTAGCGAATCAAACAGAAGGAAGAACAAAGGCTAGGTATAAAACTAATAAAAATGGTCAGATTGTTTTCTCTTTAGATGTATATCAAAAAACAAAAGACGGTGAAAAATTTGTAGGTAGCGTTATCAATGACAACGTGGCAACTACACAAATGCCTACTGTTGTACCTAATATATCAAAAGATATTGATCAGAATATACAAAACACTATTAACCTAGTAGATCCAACAAGTGAATTATCTCCGGTTTTAAATAATGATAAAAGCGAAATACTATATCATCAAGATAAATTCGGTAGAAGAGTTAACTCTGAGGATTTTAAAAACAAGCTGAAAGTACAATCTAAAAGTACTTTATCACAGTTTTCAGATAGAAAGCTAGCGTCGTTATACAATAACGTACTAAATCCAGGCGACACAGATTTTAGCTATGATACGCCATTATCTGATGATCAAAAGAATAAAGCGCAGGAAGCTTTGTTAAACTATATGATGAAGCAACCTGCTGTTACTAAAGTTCTAGGTAATATTGTTGAATCAAAGATTCCTACAAAAAAAGGTTCTACAGGCGCTGAGTTAACATTTCCTCAGCAAAAACAATTACAAGAAGAAAAAAGAAGAATAAAGGTTTTTAATAAAACTATCAAAGAAGGTGTTAAAGGTGATGTTCCAATTATATATAGTTTAAACGATCCTAATATTCAAGCAATACGTAAAGAAGACAATGACGGAAACAAAAGATGGTTCCTTCAGCAAAAAAGCGCTCAAGGCAAGTTTTTAGATGTTAGCGAAGGTGGTTATTCAAATATAAAGTATTTATCTGATGTATTAGGTTATACTATTGATGAAGCAAAAGAATCTACTAAACCATTAGAAAAAGGACAAAAAGGAATTGGATTTGCGGGAGCCCTTCCTGAGTCCAAAGGAGTGCTTAAGACTAACGGAATTGCAGGAGAAGCTGTAATAGATTATTCACAGTTTGAAGAGTAAAATAATTAAATAAAATAAAATTATGCCAAGATATAAAGTAAACGATAAGACTTATAATTTACCTGAGGATAAGGTTGAAGGATTTTTACAACAATTTCCAGATGCCACAATCATTGAAGACGAACCACAGGATTTTCCAACAAGCACTGTAGAGGATGCGGATGCAGTGCAGCAACCAATGACAGCATCACAAGCAGGTTTTACGGAATCACCTTCGGTAGATGCTCCATCGGAATCACAAGAAAATGAGCAGGTCAAAGATGTTCCTTTGGTACCAGCTGACCCATCTTTAGAGCTGCAACCTTCTTTCCCTTTTTCTGTAAATGGTTACCAAGTTACTGAAGAAGAGTTTAAGCAATACGAACAAGACCTAGCTAATCAAGATAAGATTGAAGAAAACGAAAGTTTTTTTAGTATACCTGGATATGTAGACTTTTATAGTGATATGTGGCGTTCCGCTAAAGAAGGGTGGAAACAAAGCGAAGTAGTTGATCCTGCTTTTGATCTTTTATCTTCAGGAGGAGATTCTACTGATAAAGAAGTTTTAGACTTTGTAAATAAAAACAAAGAAATAGCAAGAAAAAATTTAGGCTCCGCTGAAATGAAAGAGTTTGATAAAACATACGAAGAAGCAGGTGGAGGGTTTTGGGGCTTTATTAAAGGAGCTTATGAAAACCCATCAGTACTTCCTAGTATGTTGGTTAGCTCCGTAGCTAGTCAAGCAGGATCTATATTTAATTCCGGGCAAGTTAGAGCTGCGGCGGCTGCAGGAGGAGCAACAGGTCTTGCTTTTGGCGGTGCTGGTGTGGCTCCGGGTATAATGGCTGGATCTATGGCTGCTATGGAAACAGGTCTTACTTTTTCTGAGCTACTACAAGAAGAGGCTGGTGGATTAGATCCTACGGAAATTAAAAAAATATTACAAGATCCTGAACGATTAGCTGACTTAAAAAATAAAGCAATTGGTAGAGGGCTTACTATATCTGCTGTTGAACTAGCTACTTTCGGTGTAGCTAAAGGAGTTGGCGGTAAAATAGCTAAAGCTGGGTTTAGAGGTGCTCCTGTTGCCGGTGCAACTTCTACTGGAGCTATAGAGATGATAGGTGGTAGTACAGGTGAAGTAGCTGGAAGATTTGTAGCTGGTCAAGAAATGAACGCTAAAGATATAATATCTGAAGGTGTTGTTGGAAAAGCAGGTGCGCCTTTAAGTATGGCTCTTCAGTTACGTAATTTAAAAACAAATATCGATAGAGTAAAAATAAAAAAACAAGTAAAGAATAGTGATTATAGCAATATAGTAGATGTTTTTAATCCTGAAACAAAAACTGACGCTATAGAAATTAATTTATCTAAAATTAAAAACTCTGAAAAAATACTTAATGAAGAGTTAAATACAAAGCTTAACAATGGAGAAATTACTTCTGAACAAGCTGACAAAATAAAAACTAATGCTGCAGAAACTCAAGGTATTTTAAACAGGATAAAACCTTTAAATTTAACTGAAAATAATGAGATAAAAGTTGTTGAGCTACAAAAAGAAAAAGCAAAATTAAACTCTGAAATAAAGAGAGTAAATGACAAGGCTTTAACTACTCCTCAAATAGAAAGAGTAAAAACTATAGACAACGAACTTGCTGCTACTGTGGTTAGAAATACTACAGAAAAAGTAATGAAAATTGCTGAAGACGTTAAATCTGTAAACATAGAGATAGCTAAAGATCAGAAGCAAGCGGATCAAATAGTTAAAGATAGAAACTTGATAAAAAAAGCGGCTTCAGAACAGGGTTATGTACTGCAAGATTCTAAAACCGGTAAGCAAACCATAGTTATAAACGAAGAAATAGCTAATAAGGATTTTGCTGTGAATGTAGCTGCTCATGAATTTCTACATGCTACTTTATTTCAAACAGTAAAAGACTCACCTGAAACACAAATAGCTTTAGGCACGTCTTTAAACGAATATATAAACAAAATTGATGCTAATCAAATTAAAAACAGTGAGTTTGCTAATAGATTAAAGCGATATAAAGAATTAGATGAAGCTACTCAAAACGAAGAGGTTTTGACTTTATTCTCAGATGCTATCGCTACTGGCGATATAAAATTTAATGAAAACGTATTTACAAAAATTGGTGATGTAATTCGTAGAGCTTTACAAAACGCTGGACTCACAGGTATAAAGTTTAATAGCGGCAAAGATGTTTACAATTTTGTAAAAGATTACAATAAAAGTATAGAGAAAGGTAAATTAACTAAAGCTCAAAAAGCAATTACAGAAAAACAAGCTAAAGGAAAATTAGTTAAAGAAAAAATAGATCCTGAAATTAAAACTGATATTAAGGCTAGTAAGTCATTAGAATTGCAAGAGCAATTAGACAACTTAGATGAATTTGATTTTGATAATGAGGTGGATTTTCAAACAACTAAAACTAATTTAGAAACAAAAATAAGATTAGCTAAGAAAAAAGAAGCTGCTAAACCTGTAGAAGACACTAAGATCAAAGAAA